GAAGAAACAAACTTACGTTGGGTTGAACAAGCCTAATCTAAGAACAACAGAGAGTGTGTAACAACACTCTTTGTTTTTTTATCTAAGGATAAACAAATCATTAATCAATAACTTAAGCTAAATTATTATGGTTCCAACTAAAACAATGCTTGTAAGCATATCCGTATTTATTATTACATTACTATTAATCAACACAGTCGTATGGTATCTACAAGATACTTGGACTTTTAAAGCCTGCTTCTCTCATGGTGCTACAATATTTGTAACACTTTTATTTGGGTGGATACCTGCTGGTATCGTAGGTCAAGATTATTATAAACGCATTTAAGATAAAACCCGTGGCAGCGGGAGTGTTGGGTGTCACTTTGTACACCAAGAGGAGTAGTTTGTCAGCTTATCTTCGTACTCTTTAGGCAATAATGCCGTAAGGTTTGACAACTGGAAATGGAGTATTTGACTTGTCTGTTCAACATGTAACAGTCAACCGTCAACCGGGTAAACGGTACTTAAGAGGTAATCAGTCTCTTTAATTTTAACCACTTAATAAATTAATATCATGGTAGTTACCAACTAATATGTGCAGTTACCAACTAATATTACCAATTAATAGTACATTGTTATTAAATTACGTGGTAAAAAACATTTTATACGTGTGTCACTCTAAAGATGACCTCATATATGACCAATAAACCACCTTATAACAACTACTATAAAACTCAATGGACGTATAGTTATATACATAGCTAACGTAACAACAAGAGTAACTATTACACTTAACAAAACAACAAGGGTATATGTTGTCTCTTCCTCTATAGGATAAGAGCTATAGTACCCGCAATATTGCAATCAACTACTAATACTATTATATTATGTTTCCAAGTTTACCAAGACAAGTATTCACTACAGAAGAAGGATCTATCTCAATGATTCATCCTTGTGAGTTTACAAATCAAGAATACGAAATATATTCTCTTGAGGGAGATTTATTTGATGACGTAGAGAGATATCCATATCATAAAGAAGTTATGGAAAGAATTAATAACCTTTTAAAGCTGTAGAGCATTGTACTATTATATGAGGCACATAGATAAATACCTCTCTAAAAATGGTTGGTCTAATCCAGTGAGCTGCTGGCGTAAGAGAGAACTTACAGTAATCTAAACTCAACTAATAGAATAGGTGTAGTGTCAACAGGGATACTACACTTATATCTATATCACTTAATCAAACACTTAAATAAACACGTATGAAAATTATAGTAAATAATCCAGAGCAATTCGCTACATGGGGTAATGCCATAGGTATTGTCTTATATAGCAGAGAACAAGACTTATTCGTTAACTTCTTCACAGGAGATATGGAACATAGTCGTGTAAAACGTGAAGAGTTAGGCTCTCCATCGTTAGTAGAACTCTTAATAGAATTAGAGAACAACCCAGAACTTAGGTTCGTAGCAAAACAAAATCAATTAATAACAGTAACTNAACAACATACAATGGACTTTCTTGAGTATGCAAACAGTTACAACTAAAATCCACTTAATTATGAAAAAGAAAATCATTTATTTAATGCTCTTTATGTTTATAGGAGCACCAGTACTACAGTCTTGTGGTTCATCTAGAAGCTGTAAAACGTCAAAGTATAAAATGCAGAAAGCTAAATGTTGGAACGCAAAGAAACAAAAATATACAAGATGTTAAACTCTATCAAAATATTCCTGCTTGCTATACTTATAGTAAGTTGTGAGCAGGAGCCTTTTGAAACAGAGGTACAAACAAACCCAGATTTATATAAGTTATTTTCTCAAGTATATGCACCAACAAACGGTGATACTAAGTATCTCTATCTTTTGTATAAGACAGAAGAAGATGTTACAACCGCAGAAGATAAACTTGTAGTAGCTTGGTCAAATTTTGTAGTGTATGCTGAGACAGTTAATATGCCAGTAACAGGAGAAGAATTTATGAATTATGCTAGTGAATATTATGATAATGATGCTAACACACTCAACAGCTTTGCTGATGCGTTTGTTATATCAACGTTACAATATGCTACACAACAATTAAGAATAGATTATCAAGTAGATGATACTTGGAATAAGTTCTTAATACCGTATAACATAAATACATTTATTGATGCTGGAGATGATATTACAATTATAAACTAAATAAAACTTAAAAGATGAAACACTTAATAAAAAAATTAATTAAACTACTATATGTAGTAATACTACCAATATTAGGCGTAGGAGTTGCCATTTCGTATTTTATGCAATACGGAACTGGTTATGCACCTGTATCTGTTATAATTGTAGTAATAGCACTTTTATGTATATTGAACGCTGTATTCTTTACAGTGTTCATGGAGAAAGTTATAATATTACCAAAATTTAATATAGCTGCTGCTCCTTGTTTTGGATTTGGCATAGCTTGGGAAGAAAACGGAGATATACATTTACTATTACCTTTTAGCGTAGTAGAAATCAAATTTAATAAACCACTTTAAAAAATATAATTATGAAAGATATAAAATATAGTAAGAATGTATTAAAACTTCAGCTTATAACATTAGTAATAATGTTATTTGCTTTAGTAGCTAGTGCACAAACAACTTACAAAGGAGAAGAATTAAAGCATGAGTCAATCTCTACTGCATTTGCAGTACCAGGTGGCTATGAAAGAAACAATGTAGATGCATACTCTGAATGGTTGATAGCTCATCCATTAAAAGAGAAAGCAGAAGTTAAGTACTACAACGGAGACGTAAAGCATAATAATTTTGTTTATGCTGCAGTATTTGATTATGATATTGGCACAAGAGATTTACATCACTGTGCTGATGCAGCTATATATTTAAGAGCTAGCTATAATTATTCAAACGGATTTATAGATAGACTTAAGTTTACATTTACTAATGGTTATGTTACTACCTATGAAGAATATCTTAAAGGTGCTAACGCAACTCCAGTAAATGCTGGTAGAGATATTGTCACTAAATGGGGTAAGAATCGTAGAGATAACTGCAAAACATTTAGAAGATGGTTAGATCTAGTATGGAGTTATGCGGGTACATATTCAATAGAAAAGTATGATACAATAGGAGTAAACTATTGGGATATGCAACCAGGTGATGTGTTTGTAACTGGAGGATTTCCAGGACATGCTATCACTGTAGTTGATATGGCAGTAAATAAAGCAGGACATAAAATATTTATGTTAGCTCAAAGTTATATGCCAGCTCAAGAACAACATATATTATTAAATCCAGTAACTTTAGATGTTTGGTATTCTATGGATGATATGAATTATATCAATACACCAGAATTCGTATTTGAACCATCAGATTTACGTAGATTTATATTATAAAACGTCACGTGTGACGTACTAACAGTACCAGTATATATATACTATATAATAACACTAGTACTGTAGGTTCAAAACTATTAAAATGGTTAAGTGGACCATCAATTAAACAGAAACCCTTTCTTTTTTCATACATGTTAGAAAGGGACTGTTTAATTATAATTAATTTAATCTAAATATTATGTCAAAAACATTGCAAATAAAAAAAACAACGTTAGAGAAAATAGTAAGATCTTTATTTACTATTAATTCTGTAAGCATACAATCAAACTTTGATCATATTAGAAATCTAATATTTCGTGAGATGAGTGATAATACCCTAGAAAAGGTAGCAGAGCTTATGTTGACGGATGAACCATATGAGTTAGTATATCCAGGTGACTATGTAAAAATTAAACCACCTTCTTATCATGCAGGTTCAGATTATGAGAAAGATATCTTAAATGATATGAAACTTTATCCAGGAGAAGATATGGTTTATGCTATAGTGCAAGGTGATAACAATTGGTCATCATCTGCAGAGTATAATCCGTTATATTCAAGCTTAAAGATAAAATATGTCTATCATGATAAAGAAAGAAACATAGTATATAAAGAAGATACAGTGAGTCCTTTTGATTTATTTAAACTAAATAAACATGATTCATTATATTTACAACAAGCAATTAATATAATTAATAAACCCGTAGAAGATGCCCAAATTATCACAGGAACTGATCAGATCACATTATAATTCATGGAAGAACAAAGACTCAATCAAAACAAGCTTTGGTTATACAATGAATGAAATGTATAAATTGAATGATATTGATTTAGCAAGTGAAAAAGATGATAATATGGCATTACTAAGATTATTAAAAGATCATGTATACACAGAAAAATAGATTTGGAATAGTAAGCCGTGAGGTAATAACTGATCCTAATTTATCCATTGGTGCTAAATCATTATATAGTGTGTTATCTTGTTATGCAAATAAACAAAGAACATGCTTTCCTTCTATCAGTACATTAGCTGATGACCTTGGCTCAAGTCAATCAAGCATAGATAGATGGATAAAAGAGCTAAAAGAATACAAATATATAGAAAGAATAGGTAGAAAGTTAACACTTAAGTGAAGCGTTAGCTATATGTATGCTTTTTATTTTGTAAACTGAACTTAATTTATGTTATCATATGTGAGTCAAAAGAAGTAATATTATTATCTTTATAGAATATAAATAAAAGATGATAATCCAACTTCCAAATGGACGCATAGTAGAATGCTCGTTAGAGCAGTACTTATCTTTATCAGATGAGGAATATAAAGACCTTAATGGTCTTAGTTCAGCATATACTAAAGAAGTGGGTAATCCTTTTTACAGCAGCTTTGTTAAATCACTACCTCCTGAGATACAGGAAGAATTCATTCATGAGAATGAACCGGACTTAGATGAAATTAGCGCTTTTGAAAAACTGGATGACCCGTATTTTCACTCAGATGACGTCTAGTCATTAAACACTTATTTATTAATTATTTAAATTTTATTAAAAATGCAAAACAAAGTCAACATTGTGGCTGATGATATGGGAAATATCATCCGTCAATCAAGTAACAACGCAGAATTTGGTCACATCAGACTAGAACAACAAACAGTAACATTTGGAAACACTGGATGGGTAAAGAGTTCAAACAGAACTACATTACTACACGGTAAAATGGATGATTTACAAAGTCTAAACCTTAATGAGTCAACACCATTAAATGGTAAGATTATTGTAAAAGAGTCTGTAACACCATTTAGTAACAATGATCCAGATAGAGATCTTAAAATAGCTGGTGAAACAGGTATTATATGTTCTGTAGATGATCAACCTATTTATAGGAAAACATTCTTTGTAGCTGATATAACAGCTCAGGATGTACTTATAGCTCATACAAATGGAGATGCTATACGTGAAGCTAATGGCTTAACAAGTAATGCTGTTAAAACTACTGTAACACCAGCAGAAGCATTTGGATTAGATAGTCCTGTTGATGAACAAGCTGATGTAGTTGAAGAAGAAGATGAAGTGACAAGTGAAGTTGAAGAAGAAGTTCTTGTAGAAGAAGAATCTTTTGAACTATAGATAAAATAGTTTTCTGAAAATGAAAGAGGGTAGTGTTTGATTTATCATTCGCTACCCTTGGACATTTATTATATTTCACTTAATCACTAAAAAAACACGTATGTTAACATCAGAACAAATTTCTAAACTAAATCTCAATGAAAATCAACTAAAATTAAGTAAACGCCTAGAACGTTATCAATATTTAGGGATATTAACAGAGTATCAGTTACATCCACCATCAATAATAAATACATTTCAGTATAATAAACTTAATCCTTATCAACATTTTTTATTTAAACGTGTACTCCATGGCCTTAAGGTCTATAAACCTGAAGAAGTTACTAAACTTCATTGGGATAAGAAGAGACGCATAACTAAAGTATGGAGAAGAGGACAAAGAGAGATAAATGCTTGGAAACAAACACTTTGTAATAAGCAAGCAAATGCCTATCTTAGTAAAACTTTTAAAAGTTCACCTTTAGCACAGTATATAGCAAATATACCTGCAGATGAAACATTGGATGATTATCAAAATACATTCACATTCAAACAGCTAGGGATAAACTATGAAGATGTGGTAATAAAATTTCTATCAATAGGTCTATTACCTAAAAATTATTTTACTTTGAAACCAAATGAGCATCAAAAAAGTATCCAATAAGATGGCCAAATTAAACACTGCCTATTCTAAACAGCGTAGGCAGTATTTATCAGATCATAACATCTGTCATGCAAAGATCCATAAGTGTTCTATACATGCTACAGATGTACATCATAAGAAAGGACGTGGAGAATTTCATTTAGATGAATCTACCTGGTTACCAGTATGTAGAAATTGTCATATGTGGATAGAAACACATCCAATAGAATCTTATGAGTTAGGATTTTCACAATCAAGAAACAATAAATTATGAACAGAAAAAGAAAACATATCAGATTTGTTACAAGATATCTATATCATTTAAAATATGAAACACTAAATAGAACATTTAAAGCTTCTAGTACAGACTTTAAAAGTAAAAGAGACATTAAAAAACTAAAAAATAATACACTGCTTATACAAAAGTATCAACGCAGGTTATTTTTATTAAAATTTTAGTTATGAATGACTGGGAAAAACAAAGACTAATTAAATTAATCACCTATATAGGTATATTACTCATCACAACATTATTATGGTACAACATATGGAAGTTAGTAACAGGAACATAGTTCAAGCAGATGCGTTAGCAATTGCTATGAAAAATAAAAGATGTGGATTAGGTATATCTATGGGTGTTGGTAAAACACGTATAGCTATAGAGCATTTACAAAGACACTTTAATCCTTTTATAAAAGCATTAGTAGTTATACCAAAGAAATCTGTTATGAAGTCCTGGTTTGATGAGCTTGATAAAATGAATAGTAGTGTTTTAGAAGATCATATAACGTTTACAACGTACTTATCACTTAATAAGCACAATCCAAATGAGTATGATGTAGTGTATTTAGATGAATGTCATTCACTATTACCAAATCATGAAAATTTTTTAAGTAATTACACGGGGAAAATATTAGGCCTTACAGGCACACCTCCAAAAAACAAAACATCAGAGAAAGGTATGCTAGTTCAAAAGTATTGTCCTATCAAATATGTATTTACTGTGGATGATGCAACTGACTCAAACATATTAAATGATTATAAGATAGTAATACATGAATTAGAATTATCAAAACTTCCTACATTAAAGAAGAAGAATAAGAAAGGTGGTGTATGGTATACCACAGAGAAAAAGGATTATGACTATGTAACGTCTAGATTAGCACAATCTCAAACGCCAAAACAAATCCAATTTGGTAGAATAATGCGTATGAGAGCGTTAATGGATTATACAAGTAAAGAGAGCTATGTAAATAGTATATTAAACAACATTAATGCTAAATGCATTGTGTTTGCTAATACACAAAAACAAGCAGACAGAATATGTAAACATAGTTATCATTCTAAAAACTCTAAATCTGATGAAAATCTTGAATTATTTTCTGATGGAAGAATAGACAGGTTATCCTGTGTGTTACAGTTATCAGAGGGTGTTACAATACCTAAACTTAAAGCAGGTATTATTATGCATGCATATGGTAATGAAAGAAAGACGGCCCAACGTATTGGTAGATTATTAAGATTAAATCCTACTGAGACAGCCACATGTCATATACTTATGTACAAAGGAACTCAAGATGAAAAATGGGTGGAAGATGCTATAAAAGGTTTTGATCCGTTAAAAATTAAATATTTTAATCCTCTTAGTAGATAATGTGTAAACCAATCATTAAATGTAGTAGATGTGAAAAAACCTTTTGTGGTGGATTTGACTATAGAATGCATTTTGATCAGCATTTAAATGAATGGTATGCATCAGAAGATAAAAAACAATACATTAAAAAAACAACACAATGGGAAAAATGAAAGAATTATTTATGGAAAGCCAGCAAGAACAAGAAGCAGACAATACATTTTATAAAGGTGTACATGATTCTATGATTCATAGTTTAGCACGTCAATCATGTGAAGAGTTTATACCAACAGAAGATACACCATGTCCAAATTGTTTTGGTGGTGAATCTTTACACCGTAATAAAACTGAGGCAAAATGTGTTAGTTGTGGACAAGAATTTATATACATAGAAAATAACGTTTTAAGATACAAATAATGGGAAAAGGAATAAACATAGTACCAATGACTTTATTTGGTAATGAAATAGAAGTAGAATATTATTACTATCCGGGAGAAGCGGAAGTACATACAGAAGCTAATGGAGATCCAGGAACACCTGGCTCACCAGCATCAGCAGAAATGGTTCACATATGGTGTGAATTGACTAATGATGAGGGATCTACAAGTATAGTAGATGTATTAGATTTAATTAACCCAACATATTTATCAGATGAAATAATAGAAAAATATCATGAATAAAACAGAAATAAAAATAATTAATGGAAAAACATATAAATTTCAAAATGGTAAATGGATTAATGAAAGATCTAAAGTAGAATTAGATCCTCATGACCCAGATTACCGTATAGTATGGAATATAAAATCAATATAGTATGGAAAAGAAAAAGAAAAAAAATAGACAGTACAGATCAAGACAAGGGAGATCAGATGATCAGTATGCAACTTCAGTAGCAATTTTTGCTGCAGCAGTTGTTGGACTTGCATTGTTATTACTTATAGCTATCATATTATGAAAGATAATTTATACATAAAAGCATCAGTTAAAGATGGACAGCTACACTTTCCTATTAAAGCAATGGGAACTAAGTATAGAAAGTTTTTTGAACAACTTGAAGATGATTCTAGGCTAGAAATTTTTGTTGGTGTAAGTGGTGATAAGGGTAGTAACCCACAGTTAGCACGTATACATGCAATGATTAGAGAAATAGCACAAGAAATTGGTTACACCTTTGAAGAAGCCAAAATACAAGTAAAAAGATCTGCAGGATTATGTTTTGTAAGAGATAAACAAGAGTATTGTAAATCTTTTGCTGACTGTGATAAAGATGAATTAAATTTAGCTATACAATCATGTATAGAAATAGGAGACTTTAATGGTATGCAATTAAGATAATTATTTGACTATCCTCATTTTAGATTCTATATCTTTAAGTTTTTCTGCAACATCTTTACCATCAAAAGCATCTTTAGCTAAAGCTTGCATTTCTTCTTTGGTAGCTGAAGTTTCAGTTTTAATTTCTAAACCTTGTTTTTGTGCTTTATATTTTAAAGACTGCGTCAATGAAAATAAAACATATAAATCAGCTTCCCATTTACTAATTACAGGTAAATCAGCTTCATCTTCAGGAATACCATCTTTAGATTTTTGAGCTATAATATCAAATTTTTTAAATGTTTCACCTATTGTATCTACTTTATCATCAGCCATGATTAAATTAGAAACAATATTTTGTAAAGCAGGAATATAAGATACAGATAATTCAATATCTTTAATTACAGATTTATTATCGTAAGTTACATAAGTTTGTAATTCTTTTTTTTCTTCAGACATAATAATTAATTTAAAAAGTAAATATACTAATAATATAATAAAAAAATGGAAATCAATATAAATAATTTAAGAGATAAACTCAATGAAAAATTAGAACCTACTGGGTGGAAACGTGTATTAGCACCATATATAAATGGTTTAAGCTTTGATCATATCATGAATACATTAGTTAATAATGTAAATAACGGAAGAAGATTTACACCAAAGTTTAAAGATACATTTAATGCTTTTATAGAATGTCCATATGATGAAACTAAAGTAGTTATAGTAGGACAAGATCCATATCCTCAGCTTGGAGTTGCTGATGGAATAGCATTTAGCTGTAGTAATAAAGATAAAGCAGAAAAATCTTTACAATATATCAATAAAGCTATAGACACAGAACATACTGATTTAAGATGTTGGTCTAATCAAGGCGTATTATTAATTAATACAGCGCTTACCGTAGAGGTAAATAAAATAGGTTCTCATTATGGTATATGGAAATCATTTACAGAATATCTATTTGAAACACTTAATAGACACAATAAGGATTTAGTGTTTATATTAATGGGTAAGAAAGCTGAAGAGTGGGCACCATTATTATCTAACATGAAAATATTTAAGGTAGCACACCCTGCTTCAGCTGCATATAAAGGTGGTGAATGGGATTGTAAAGACGTGTTTAATAAAGTAAATTTAGAGTTAGAAAAACAAGATAAAACTTGTATAGAATGGTAATAATAGTTACATTTGTGTAACTGAAATTTAATTTAAATGACTGAAAGCCAACTAGTTGAACAAAAACAAGATATAAAGGTATTTAAAGAAAGATTTTTAAATAGATATGGAATTAAAGTTCATATTTTCCTTCCTAATGCTCCTCAAGATAAGATAGCATTAGATACTGTACATCTATGTACATTAGCTGCACTTTATAGTGAATACCCTGAATTTTCTCACATAGTTTCTTTATTAGAAAGAGTTAGAAAAAGAGAATTTATGATATATGCACAAACATTTAGTTACGTATGTCATTTAATGGGTTATAGTAAAACTAGAATAGGAGTATATCTAGGTAGAACTCATGCTACAATAATAAACTCATGTAGAAGAGTAGAGAATGGTTTAGAAACAAATGATAAGCTTACATTAGATACATATAACAAATTAGTAAATGAAATAGAAAATTATGTGGGAAATGTTCCAGAAAATATTAAATGCAAAACTGACACCAAACCAGCTCCAGATACTATTTGGGATCAAGCTAGGCGTCTCCTTGCCATACATAACTAAACAAGATACTTATGATTTAGTTCATGCAGGTTATCTTGATAAAATAGATAGTAGATATCAATTGACAAAAGAAGCTAAACTTCTTATAATTAAAATGGATAACTACTTTATAAAAGCAAAGAAGAAAACTGATATTCAATTAATGGGTAAAAATTTCTTGGACATGATTAATAATTATAGACTTGTATTTCCTGCTAAAAAATTACCAAGTGGTAAACCAGCAAGAAATAACGTTAAAGCGTTAGGAGAAGCATTTAGGTGGTTCTTTGATACATATGATCATGATTGGACTATTATACATAAAGCTACTAAGATGTACGTAAATGAGTACAGGGACGCAGATTATATGTATATGCAAACCAGTCAATATTTTATCTGTAAACAAGATAAACATAGAGTAAAGCATTCTACATTGGCAGATTATTGTGATATGATTCTAGAAGGAGTTAGCACAGAAGATGAACATTTTAAAGAAAACGTAGTATGACGCCTGATCAAATAACAGAAGTATTAAATAAATTAAACCTTGTACTTGAAGATTTTCAAATGCTAAGAGATGGAACATGGGTTCCAGATAAACAGTCATGTAATGACAGCATTGATAATATAGAAAGTATTATATACATAATAAACAATGAGTAAACCAAAAGAATCATGGGTAGGACAGTATGCAGCCTTTAATGAGGCGCTTAAATATATGTTTAGAAGGTCAACAGGAGAAGAAAAATCAATCTATACACCATGGCCTAAATTTAATGATGCAGCTACTGATGGTTTAGAATGGAATACTTTAACTGTAATTGGTGGTAGACCTGGCTCAGGTAAAACATTAATTAAAGATCAGATAATTAGAGAATCATTTGCATTAAATCCAAATGATAACTTTAGAGTATTAGAATTTCAGTTTGAAATGGTTGGTAGAACATCAGCTATAAGAGAATTCAGTTCTATTACTGGTAAAACATATAAAGAATTGTGTAGTGCAGGATCTGTACTAAGTAAAGATACACTTAACACATGTCATTTGTATGCTAAAGAAAGAGTAAAACACCCGGTTGATATAGTAAGTACACCAATGACTGTTAATCAAATGAGAGAACAGATAGATGCTTATATGAATCTACATAAGGGCGTAAATACAATGATAACACTTGATCACACCATGTTAGTCAAGAGAGCACCATATCAAAATAATACATTAGACATGTTATTTGAGTTAGGTGAGTTCTTTACACAGTGTAAAAGAGATTATCCTTGTTTATTTATTGCTTTGTCACAACTTAATAGAAATATAGATAACCCGGATAGGGCTATTGATGGCAAATATGGTAATTATATACTTGAGTCAGATATATTTGGTTCAGATGCTATGTTACAACATGCAGATATGCTTATAGGTATTAACAGACCGGCTAAACAAAAGATTAGGTTCTATGGCCCTGATAGGTATATTATAGAAAGTGATAGAACATTAGTTTTACATTTCTTAAAAGCTAGAAATGGTGATGCCCGGATGAGTTTCTTTAAAGCTAAATTTGAACAAATGCAGATAGAAGAAATGGCTACACCTCAACAACAAGAACGCAGATGATAAACACAAAAAATATTAATAAAGATAAAAAAATGGGATTAACACCAGATCAAAGAAAATCAAAAGTTGCAAAACTTAGAGAAGAGCATGAAGATTATTTTCAGAAAGAAGGTAAACTAGATGCTCTGTATATACCAAAAATGGCTTATAGGCCTAAAGGAAAAGATGAACTACATGTTAGCTTCTTTCCTAGTGAATTAGAAAAAGAAGAAAATATATATACTGAGTTTGTTAGTATAGATTATGATAGTGAAGATCCAAAAAGAACATTGTATCTACATAAGTATAATCCTCATTGGAAAAGTGAGTATGAATTAATAACCTCAAGTTCAGGATTTCAAAGACATTTAATACCAGTATCAGAATTAAAAGTAATTAATGATGTAACAAGTAGAAAAAATGTAAAAGCAGTTATAAGTAATCCAATACCATTTGCAGATTTGACTGGGCCAGATCCTATTTCAATAGAGAGTGCTATGGTTAATAAGCTTGAAGATATAAATCAATCAATAATAACATTAACAAAAGTAATAACTAAATTAATCAAATAATCATGGCACAAAGCTTATTAGTAATTGCTGATTCAGGTACTGGAAAGTCTACCTCAATTAGAACATTAAAACCAGAAGAGACTTTCATTATAAACATAGCAAATAAACCTTTGCCATTTAAAGGCTATAAGAGTAAATACACTCAGATAAGCAAAGATAATCCTAAAGGTAATTTAACTTCCACAGCAACAGCTCCTGGAATAATTAAAGCTATAAATCATGTTGATCAAAAAATGGGTCACATAAAAACTATTGTTGTTGATGACTGGCAATATATGAGCTCCTTTGAATATTTTGATAGAGCTAATGAAAAAGGTTATGATAAGTTTGTTCAGATTGCAGCTAACCTTGCCATGGTGGCAAAGTTGCCTAAAGATTTGAGAGATGACTTAACTGTAATCTTTTTGACACACTCAGAAGATTCTACTGATGTAAATGGAAACAGAAAAATTAAGGCTAAAACAATTGGTAAAATGATTGATAATACTTTAACTTTGGAAGGCTTATTTTCTATAGTATTATTTGGAAGAGTAATTAAAAATGATGATGGTGTACTTGAATATGGTTTTGAAACTCAAAACAATGGAGAGAACACATGTAAATCACCAATGGGTATGTTTGAGGATTTCTTCATTCCTAATGACCTACAGCATGTAAAAGATTGCATGCAAAAATATGAAGAGTAATTAATAAATAAATTTTAAAAAAAGTAAATTATGTTAAACACAAAAGACATGTCTGCCGGATCAGGTGGAACTAAACCAGTAATTGAACCAGGTAACAATGTTATCAAAATCAATTCAGTATCATTTGACCAAACACCATATGATGCTGAAGCATACAATATTGTATTGCATGTTGAGACAGAACCTATCACAGGAGAATTCAATGGTTTCTTAAAAGATATGGAAAATCCAAATGGTCCAAAATATGAAGGACAAGTTGGTAGAGTTAGGTTTAGTCCTTACCCATATAAAGATACTACTTTACAAAGTGGTACAGAAATATCTAGAGATACAGAAGTATTAAAATCTATGGTATTTTTATCTGAAGCACTTGATAAAAGAGCTGAGCTAGATAAAATTGAAGCTAATACAATTGATCAATTTATGGTAGAGTGTAATAAGTTATTCTCTAACACTGGTTATTTTAATGCTTGCTTAGGTGCACGTGAGTGGGAAAATAGAGATGGGTACATAAACAATGACTTATTTTTACCTAAAAGAAGTAAAGATGGAGTTCCTATTGAAGCTTTAAATAGTGAAGCTAATAGAATCTTAAAATTTGATGCTAATAATAATAATCATCTAAGAAGACTAATTAAAAATGAAGAACCTAAAACAAATAGCTTTGAACCAGCTGCAGTTTCAGGAGATGACTTTGATTTATAGTTGAATAAGTAATGATAAGGGTGGTTTTCTTGATTGATTGCCACCTTTTGATTTACATTAATACATTTTAATTATGTTTAGCACTAAAAATTTTGTATTAGAAGGATCAGATGTACCAAGCACATGGGTATTTCAATATTACTTAAATTTATCAGAACGCCTAACTGGCCAAGATCTAAAGATTAAATCAGTCTTTAATCCCTCAGAAAAAACACCAAGCTTTTGCATATATGTTGATAAAAAAATTATGCAATATAAGTTTAAAGATTTTTCTACTGGTAAAAATGGTAATAAAGTAGATTTAGTAAAGTTGTTATTTGAAATAGAATATCCTGAAGCAATGAGAAAGATTGTTGCAGATTATAATGAATACATAAAGACATCTGAATATAAAGATTTAACTATAGTTCCAGAGCCTAAATGGCAATTGGATTTTGTTAAAACTAAAGGTTGGAGTATTGAAGATCAAAAGTATTGGCTAAGCTATAGAATAGGAAAAACTATGCTTGAAAAGTATAACGTTAGGCCTATAGATTATTATAATTTAGTTAAAACAAAAGAATCTGATATAAAAAATTTACGTATAGGTAATAGTTGTTGCTTTGGATACTTTGACAAAGAAGGTAAAGCGTTTAAATTCTATCAACCTAAAAGTAAATCACATAAATTCTTTAAAGTTAAAAGTTACTTGCAGGGACTAGATCAGTTAGAATATAATCAACCCTATTTAGTAATTTGTTCTTCTTTAAAAGATGCTATGTGTCTTAAGGGTATGGGGTATAACCTTGAAGTTATAGCTCCAGACTCAGAGAATACTATGATAAAACCTCATATAATTCAACATTTCAAAAAGAAATATAAAAAAGTAATAACACTTTTTGATAATGATGAGGCTGGCCTCAAGGCTGTTGATAGATATGCTGATGCATATAAAATTAATGGATTTGTACCAACTATATGTAAAGACATATCAGA